GCACGAGACTCTTCAGCATCAACATCAGCAATTCTTGCAGATTCTTCAGCTGACAATGCTGTACTTAATGAAGCATCACCTGACATTCTAGCTGATTCTTCAGAGCTTAATGCACCTTCGATAGATGAATTTGCAGCAGATAGATCCGTAGAAATTTTAGTTTCTAATGAATTGTCACCTGCGATACGAGCAGACTCTTCAGCAGATACTGCATTTTCTCTGTTTAATGTTTCTGTTGACAAATCAGCAGCTAATGAATTATCAGCAGCAATTCTAGAAGATTCTTCAGCAGATACAGCAGCCTCACGATTGAAAACTTCTACAGAAATTGTTGCTTCTAATGAAGTATCTGCAGCTTCTCTATCAACTACTTCAGTCGATACAGCAGCTTCGCGGTCAGCAACTTCGGTAGATAAATCTGCAGCTAATGAAGCTTCAGCAGATTCTGCACGAGACGTTTCTGCACTCAATGAAGTTGTTGCAGCTGTTGCCAATGAAGTGATAGCACCATTTAAGTCGCCATCTGCTGATTGGAAAGCACCAACGATTTCAGTTAATGAATCTAAAGCAGCAGGATCAACGTTTGATACGATGTAGTCGATTCTGTCTTCTAATGAAGCTTCAGCTGATTCTGCACGGTCAGTTTCGTTAGATATTTTAGTATCCAATGAAGCTTCAACAGTGCTTAATTCAGCAGATACGCTGTTATCAGCAGCAACTCTAGCAGATTCTTCTACTGAGATGTTGTTTTGCAATGATGTTTCAGCAAATACTGCACGAGATTCTTCAGCTGATACCGCAGCTTCACGGTTTGCTACTTCAGTTGATAGATTTGCAGCTAATGACTCATCACCAGCAACTCGGTTTGAAATTTCTGTAGATACTTGTGTTGACACGTTTGTATCAATGGATGAAATCGCTGATTCTAAACCATCAATATCCGCAACAACGATACCAACCGGAGCTGTGATTTGTGCATTATCTAAAATTAAGTCGGACTGTCTATTCAAGACAATTTTAGTTGTAGACATTTGTTATGTTCCTTTTTTTAAATAAAATAAATAAAATAAATCCGTGAACCAGTATGATCCCAATCAAATTCTAGCAGTCCGGAGACTACTTGTTGAATAAAAGATTTTTAAGGTTCTTTATGGCGTTTGTGAAAGCCAAAGGTTCGCACGAACCCGTTTCCGTTAAATATTCATCTACATGGGATAATAATTCGGGACTAGAAACAAAAACAAATGTAGATTTCTTTGCAGATTTTTCTACAATGAATTTGTGTCCCTTGATCTTAAGGTAGGCCGTTAAATATAAATCTGAGGTTGAATAATTCATATAAATAAGAATTCTATTTTGAATTCAAATATAAATATCATCATGTTTTAGAAATTGGAAGAAACCGTACAAAATTGCCGAAACTTTTTTCAACATTAAATGTATCGATAAGTACATCGTATATTAGCGCCTGGAAATGGTGCTTCAGTGAATATGATCTGACTACCAGATATTGTGTAATCTGCTGTAACGCCTTCGTGTTGAAGTATACCATTAATATAAACATGTTCTGAAGTCGTAATTGGGGAGTTAGCTAAATCGAACGTTACGTTCACATCATCCACTACGCCTGTTGGGGTTTCTTTATCAATGAACTTTACTTCTTGCGGTTTACGGATAACTACAATTTCTTCCCAATCTGAATCTGTATATGACCATGGGCCTGGATTCAATACATAATATGATTCACCATTCAATATGCCACATATCATACCGGCTTTTCGGCGTGCTTGTGGTAAATTGTTTAACTCAGAAATATCGCCTTCAAATACACGGAACGCACCACCTTCTAATAACACATCGGTTGGAGTGCTATTAGTTATGAAACGATCTCTATATAAAATAATGCTCATTCTGTGTTATCCTCTAATTAATCTTATCCATGTATTGTCATCTACTGCAGTATACCAATAGTTTGCATTGTAATGTGATTGTCCTTGATATGTGCCTGATATTGCGGTTCCTACGTAGTTTCCATTGATGTCCCAATTGTTTGCATCATTGAGCAATGAAGCCGGAACACTTGAAGTTAGATATGACTCGATAATCGGTATTTCTGTTACAGGTGTGCCAGATCCGCTCATTGAACCTAATACGGCAGATTGAGAAACATATTGAATCTTACCGTAAGAAACTGCTTGTGGTTGAATTGTAGTAACACCATATTGATCAATTGCCACATCGCCGGACATTGAAACTGGTGCTGCTACATTTGAGGCATTACCAACAAATATGTAACTAGCACTTAAAGGAGGAATAACACCTGTTAAACCACTTCCATCTCCTGTGAAAGATCCTGTAAATGAACCAGTTGTGTATGATGCTGTAAATGCATTAAATGATGCTGTACTAACAAGTGATCCGGTGTCGATGCCGGCATTGTTTGCATATGAAGCTGATAATGCATATGATGCTGATATAACGCTATTGCTACCATATGGACCAAAAACATCACTACCTGTTACAAATGATGCTGTTTCTGCATATGATGATGATGTTTCATAATTGATTTCATATGAAGCAGATATCGCATATGAAGCAGATAAAGCAGATTCTGCATATGAAGCAGTTAAAGCAAAACTAGATGTGATTGGATATAAAGATCCCGACCGTAACTGTCCCGGTTTGAATTGCCTCATTATGCCCATCTCCCTTTAACAATTATCAAATCTGTAGATTCAACCGTATATCCTAAAACATTTGGATCGAAAACTATAGTTTGTGATAAGATATCACTAGGAGTCCAAGTATATGCTGCTTTATCAATGTACTGACCATTGATATATAAATCAAATTCATCTTTAGTAGCAGTTGTATATAATACAGGATTCACTGCAGCAAATGATGAAATAGATATAGTAGTTGAATTTACATATGCAGCTTGTCGTTCTGATATGTTAGTTAAATACATCATTGCAGTTGCACCAATTGTTTGTGCTCCGCCACCACCACTAACCACAATGTTAGCACCAGACATCACATTGGTTTGATACTGCAAAATGTTTTGTGGCACTGTTGTTGATGCAAATATATTCAAATCTCCAACGTCTACTACAACATCGAAACTAACTTTTTTGATTGAATACATTTTTCGCAAAGTTTCAACACGAGTTTCTTGAGCTGACAACAAAGTTCCTAACACTGTAATAGGTAATGTAGCACGAACTAATCGATCTTCACCAACTGTATTAACCGTTTCGAAACTAGTAGCACCATATGACACATGAAACTTGTTTGATTCATTGCCCCAGCCATAACGGTTATATGGAAGCAGTTGATCAATCAAATCATTCATCTGCGTAGTGAAATCGCACCACATCATGATGTCATATTCAATAGTAACATATTTCGGAATATCAACTACATAAATTTCCTTAGACTCGGCACGTTGTGGATTTGGTATAGGAAATAGTTGATCTTCATATCGATTACGTTTGTTGTATGATTGTTTATGAACAAATTGATTTCCTGGAAATTGTCGATTAACATCTAGTCGTTTATTGTTGTCTCGTTCTTGTACTGAATTTCGTTTCAACATGATGAGCGGAGATTGAAGCTTACCTTTTTCATCACGAAGATAACCTAAACGACGAACATTGTCCCATTTTTCTCCATTTGCGAATATCACCGGAACTGGAATCAAGGTTTGATCTGACATTATTTGTGGTTGGATTTCATTGTCAATATACCATTTGATAGCAAAGTCAATATCATAAACCGTACGCTTCTCGGTGCGTATAACATCATCATCTCTGCGAACCTGTTCAGCACGATTCAAGATAGGATCTGGTGTAAGTCCTTCTGTCCGGCGTGGATTAGGTTTGTTTGTTTTACGATCTATGTTTTGTCTATTCTTGGCCATTAAAATCCTTTATATCCAAAATCATTATTACCACCACGACGAATATCTCGTATACCTAATGGTGTTTGACGAGTTGCATGTGCATCGCAAATTACTGAAACACTGTAACCATGATCATCTCCATTCGGCCATGTTTCTGGATTCTTACCTACAAAATATTGATTTGCATCAACATTATCTATTTCAAAATATTCATTATCCCAAAATACAATATCACCAACTTCCGGATATAAACCAGATCGTTCTAATAAATCTCGAGACAATGCAAACTTAGCAGTACGTGTATATGTATGACCATAATCATCCATTGCTGCGGCTTTTTCATCTTTCGTAATCAAGCACGGAATCAATATTGAATCAAAATATGCTTTGCGTTCAGATTCGCCATATAGATTAGAATTGCTTTGTTCTACTTGCAGTTTGAAGTATTCAATTTCTGTATCTACAATGGCATTGATCAATTCCGCATTGATAGAAGCTAAAAAGCGAGCATCTCGTTTTCCTCCAAAAAGTGCCATCGTCTAACTCCTTATCCAACATATATACGTAACGGCGCCTTTGCCAGCAATTCATTCATTTGATTTGCTTCTGCCGTTTGACGTGTCAACATTTGTTCTTTTGTCAATTTTTCTAAAAATTCTCGTAATTGAGAAATCAAATCTGATTTTTCTGTCTGTGCCTGCGACACTAGGTCTGATCCGTTAAGTGTTACTTCACCATTTGGAATTGGCACTGAAGAATATTTGTTTCGGACATATCCTAACATTTCTTTAGCAAGTGCCGCACCATATCTTAATATCCAAGCACGCCCCATATCATTAATGTTCCCGTAGGTTTGAAATGTATATGGTATATTAGAAGCGTCACTCACAACACCGTTTATAAGTGCTGTATTACCAAATAATAAGGCATCTTTCGTTTTTTGTTCTTCAAACAAGAATTCAAACCAAACCTTGCCGAAATATGGTGTAGATGCAGTTCCTTGTGTTCCTGGCACCGGATAAATACGTATATCATCTCCATGAATATCAAAAGAAAAATGTGATTTACGTATTTGATCATTAAACTCAATGGCCTGTAAACGAAGTAAATCTGCATGTATTGGCATCATCATAAAGTTTACAGAAGGAGAAAATCCTCCAAAATCAAATGCATCTAACAATGCTTGAGAACCTAATCCTGTTCCAACAAATGGATCAAAATATCTAACAATGGCTGGTGGCATATAGTGCAACACTCTGCGAATCTCAATTGAACTAGTATTGCTCAATGTGATGCCTAATGATGCTGAAACTGCTTCTCGAATTGAATATGTTTGTTTCATATTCACAACATCAAATGATGCGGAATACCATTTTACTGTTCCGCCCGATTCAGCTTCAGTTCCATATGCTTTACTAAGTTTAACAATGTATGAAAGTGAATTACCTACCGGCTTACCAGTTAACCCTTCGGCGCCTAATAGATTGGATTGAGTCTGTAAACCAATTGTGTTGAGCAAATTGTTAACGATATTGACCTGATTGACCTGATTTGAATATTCTATTACCGCAGCTTCAAATGCTGTATAAAAGTTAACATCTTGAAGTTCTACATCCATTACCGGATATCCAACTGAATTAGCTGCAAATTCAGCAAACTTATCTGCATGTGAAGCAAATACCGGATCTGAATCAAAATACCCGAATGGTGTTTTACCGGGTGAAAATGATGAACTTCCAGGCCAAATCGGCTTGTTTTCGCTATAGTCCATATTGGTTATCCTTTATAATAAATATACATGTTACTCATTTAAGAGCCTTAAAATTTCATCAAGTGATTCATGGCGATGATTATCCAATAAAATGATTTCGTTTACATATGATGAACCTTTAATCTTAGGAACTTCATGTATAGCTGAATCATTCTTATATTTTAAATCTACTTGATGTTTATCACCACAAAGTATCATGATGCTATTCTTACCTAATCGGGAAACAACCATTTGAAGTTGCTGTTTAGTTAAGTTCTGAAATTCATCAACAATACAAACTGCATCATCAAAAGTTCGTCCGCGGAAATGAGCCAAAGACACTAATTCAATGTCTTCTTCCTTTTCCAGCTTCTCTAATATTTCTGGTTTATTGTAAACCTTACGCATATTACTTCGTATTGGAACTAGCCATGGCTCCATTTTTTCTCGTTCTGTTCCTGGCAAAAAACCGTTATCTTCAGTTGAAACGGTAGGACGTGTTATGATGATTTTATTGATCTTGCGTTTAAAGAATAAATCCAATGCAATCTGAACTGCTAACAAGGTTTTACCAGAACCAGCTTTACCTAAAATAAAATTGAATGGAGTTTCTATTATTCGGGCTTTTGCAAGTTTTTGTTCTTCTGATAATGTAATTGAAAATTTAATATCGGTTTTCGGAGAAGGTTTCTCCTTGTTTTGTAGTCCCATAACTGCCTCGTTGTGTGTTAAAATAATTTTGTAAGTGTTGATTCCTGCAAAGACATATCATGTAACTCTTCAATCTTTCCTAGAGCTAATTTACGAATTGCATGATACGTTTCCCGAGCTGGATATGGAGTCATAACCTTGATATTGATACGTTCTTTATCTGGTCCAAGATCTTGTTCAATATGAACCATTAACACTAATCGAATTGCACGAATACGATCTAATACATCAATCAATCGACCATCATACCGTATGATTACATCCATTGAATATTTATGTCTATCTACTGCCATAATCTTTTTAAATATAAATATCTAAACAGTAAGAAAGGGCTATATGTTAAAGTATCAAGCGTTTAACTTCTGAATATGTTCTACAATTCCAGAATTCTAGATATTTTTTATACAACCGTTTATGAGTTATATTGAATTCTTGTTTGATTTGTTCTTGAGTTTTTTCTTGAAGAAGTTTTTTCAACGAATCTGCTGTAAGATTATCTAACCAAGATTTATTCGAATCATTCAAATATCTAGTAGATAAATGTTTGTTTCGTTCTGAATATAATCTAGATCCATGTTCTAATCCATATTTTGACTGAAACCATTCTAATGTATAACGACCTAGGGCAGCAGTTTTTTGATTTTGTTTTGTTTGGTCGGAATGTTTTGTATTAGTTCTAGGTTGATTGTTTATCAATATCATCTTTTTGATAAATTCATCGCGTTTAGGGTTATTCGTGATATTATCGCCTCCATTTCCGCCTTCACCGATATTATAGTATAAATCTGATGTTTGTGCATTAGTTATCTTAATCCAATGCCGTTCTCGTTCAGCCATATGTTCTTCCGATTCGCAATGTTCTAATATAGTTTTAATGAAGTTTTCTCGGCCGTATTTTTTTATCGCTTTATTCAATAATTTTCCAGAACCTAAATATTTAGGATCATTATGTTTATCTTTACCGATATATCGCTTTCCATTTATCTTATTAATCGTTTCATATATTACCATAAAACTCCTTTTTATATAAATATGAAATTCTACGGAAAATATGTACATAATCACAAAAAAAGTGCCGCCTTTCGACGACACTTCTTAATTGGTTAAGTCTTTAAATGATTAAAGAGTTTCTAAACCTCTTACATACACACGTCCGTAAAATTCTGGTCTAACCACTTTCTTCGCGTAACGTGTCATAACACCTTTACGTGGAGTGAAGTTGATTGGATCATATACTAATGGAGTCATGATAAGTGGAATGTATGGAGAATAAACAGCACCTGTTTCAAGGAATTGTGCTCCTCTGAATCCCATAAGGATTACGTTCTCTTTCATGTATGGGTTTTTGTAAACTGTATAACGATTGTTGATCGCACCAATTTTTTGAACACCAGCAGCAAATTCCATTTTAGTACCATCTGTGTCAGCAGCAAATCCTGGGATAGACTCAAGGATAGTTGCAACTGCAGGAGAAGTTACTAAGAAGTTAGCACCACCACGTAATGTTTTTTGGTGAATCTTGTTAGATACTTTTTGAAGTTTAGTACCTAAAGTTTGGAACCATCCACCTTGAGTGTTGTAGAATCCACCATTTGATACAGTTTGAGCTGTAAAGTTAGATCCGTTCCAAATTTCGTTGTTAATAGCTGACCAATATTCAGTTGTTGGAGCTGCTGCAATCAACATATCAAGGATCTCTAAATCGATTTCCATTGATACATACTCAGAAAGCATTGAAGTCAATTCAGCCTCAGCATCAATTGAATGGTAAGCATTTAAATCTTGAGCAAATTCAGGTGTCCAAACTGCTTTCAACTTACGAGTCTTAGCAACGATTGGCTCTGATTGAAGCTCTAAGTTCAATTCTGGAATATCAATGTCTGTACCGTTGTTGATACCTTGATTAGCACCAGAACCTTTGAATGGATTTGCATCTTCGAAATCACCTCTGTTATAAGAGATAGGTTGTTTGCTATATGCTACTGTATAAGCAGAAGTTCCATTTAAACCAGCTGACGCAGAAACAACGAATTCAATCTTACCAGTTGATGTATTAAGTTTTGTAAATGCAGGAACATTCATTGCTGTAGTGATAGCAGAACCTGAAGTTAATACAAATGATCTAACTGCTGTTAAATCTGGATTAGATAATGATGCAGTTGATACATAAATAACTGAATAACCTGCCAATGCATTTGTATAAGCAGAATCAAAATTAACCGAACCAGAACCTGCTGATGCAGCTGATGCAGTTGTTGCAGCTACTGATGCAGTAACTTCGTTGATTGAATAACCAAAACGACCTGCTCCGTAAAGACCACCTGTTGGATCACCAGTTGTATTAGTTACACCAAACAATGAATCATCAGACTCAGGAGATGCAAATGGATGACCGTCAGCAGTTACTGGATCTGCTTGATCTGCAGTAAATCCTGGTTGAGCTGTACCATATTTAAAGTCTAAGTAAAATACAAGACCTGATGGCAAGTTCATTGGTTGAACTGAAACGAATTCTTTAGCAGCAAATTCAGCAAAGATACGACGTACCAATG